TGAGGCTTTCATGGCAGTACGCAAGACAAAAAAGGGACTGGCATTAAAACGATGGTTCAAAGAGGATTGGAAAGATGTAAGCACTGGTAAGGCGTGTGGTCGGAAGAAAGGTGACAAGCGTGGAACTCCTTACTGCCGTCCAAGCAAACGTGTATCTTCAAAGACTCCAAAAACGTCGTCTGAAATGTCATCTTCTGAAAAGAGAAAGCGTATTAGTCAGAAAAAACGGCTCGGACAGCCAGCAGGTAAACCAAGACGCGTAGAAGCCGCTCGTCGAAAGAGGAAAAAATAAATGGCTACATCGAACACAGCCACGTTTGACATGAACTTCACAGAGATTGCTGAAGAAGCGTGGGAGCGTGCGGGCCGTGAGATGCGCTCTGGGTATGATTTACGTACTGCTCGTAGGTCTATGAATCTCCTTACTATAGAGTGGCAGAATCGTGGTATAAACTTGTGGACTATTGAAGAGAAAACTCTTTCTTTAACATCAGGTGTTTATCAATACACATTACCCGCAGACACTATTGACCTGTTAGAACAAGCTATTCGTACTAATCCCGGCAACACTTCTACACAATCAGATCTTAGTATAAGTCGTATTAGTGTTAGTACGTACGCAGCTATAGCTAACAAGTTGTCAAGTGGAAGACCTCTACAGATTTTTATAGAGAGGTTAGTTGATGCCCCTCGCATAAATGTATGGCCTGTACCTGATTCAGACGCTTACACGCTTGCATACTGGCGTATGCGCCGTATTGAAGACGCTGGTAGTGGTGTAGAAACTGCAGATATGAACTTTAGATTCTTACCTTGTTTAGTAGCAGGTTTAGCGTATTACAACGCAATGAAAGATCCTGAACTTGTTTCTAGGTTACCTATGTTAAAAATTGAATACGAAGAACAATTTGAGTTAGCCGCAGGAGAAGATAGAGACAAGACTTCTGCAAGTTTCACCCCTCGTATTATTAGGGTGTACTAATGGGTACAAAATTTGCATCCTCTAGAAGAGCTATCGCTATGTGCGATATATGTGGGTTTCAGTACAAACTTTCACAATTAAATGTTTTAGTTCGTAAAGGCTTCTCTACAAATTTAAAAGCGTGTCCTACTTGCTTTGATCCTGACCATCCACAACTTAAATTAGGGCTGTATCCAGTGCATGACCCTCAAGCAATAAGAGATCCAAGGCCAGATACAAGTCTTGGAGAATCTGGTAATAACAGCAGTAGAGGCATACAGTGGGGGTGGAACCCTGTTGGTGCTGGTACTGACCCTTTTGGTTTAACCCCTGATGATTTAGTTGCTACTGGATCTACAGGTCAAGTTGTAGTAATTACTTCTTAGAGGTTTAATTAGAATATGAACTACACAGAATTAAAAACAAACATAGAAGACATCTGTGAGATGACTTTTACAGCAGATCAGCTTGCTATGTTTACAGACCAAGCAGAGCAGAAGATATATAACTCTGTGCAAATACCCGCATTACGTAGGAATCAAACAGGCGTATTAACACAGGATAATAAATATCTAGCTCTCCCATCAGGTTTTCTATACACGTACAGTATTGCTGTTTTAAGTAGTGGCGGTGTGTATACGTATCTTTTAAATAAAGATGTTAATTTTATACGTGAGGCTTATCCAAACCCTGCAACAACAGGTGTACCCGCGCACTATGCGCTTTTCTCTGATGCAGCTATTATACTGGGGCCAACACCTGATTCCGCGTATACAGTAGAACTTCATTACGGGTACTATCCCGCTTCTATTGTTACAGCTAGTACTACGTGGTTAGGGGATAACTTTGATTCTGCGTTGCTAAATGGCGCGTTAATTGAAGCTATTCGATTTATGAAGGGTGAGCCGGATATTATAGCTAACTATGAAAAATTATATTTACAATCTATTGGCCTGTTAAAGAATCTTGCTGATGGTAAGTTACGGGAAGATACATATCGTTCAGGCCAGTACCGGCAATCGGTGAGTTAGGAGTATATTATGGCAATCACACAGGCAATGGCAACTTCCTTTAAAGTTGCTCTTCTAGACGGTGAAATGGATTTTAGTAGTAATACAAATGACACATTTAAAATAGCTCTTTACACTTCTAGTGCTACGTTAAGTGCAGCTACAACAGCGTACACTACGAGTAATGAGGCATCTGGTACTGGGTACACAGCAGGGGGTGAGAGCCTTACTATATCTACAGCCCCTACTGATGGAGGGTCTGGTACTACTGCTTTTCTTGATTTTTCTGATGTTACGTGGAGTAGCGCAACAATTACTGCTCGGGGAGCTTTGATATATCGTAACTCCGGTTCTGGTAACCCGGCTGTAGCTGTATTAGATTTTGGAGCAAATAAAACTTCTACTGGGGGCAGTTTTGTAGTCCAGTTTCCAACTAATAATAATAGTTCGGCTATTATACGAATAGCGTAGAGTATATTTAAGTTATGGCAAACACAGATTTAGGAGGTTGGGGAAGAGGTACTTGGGGCCAAGGTGCTTGGAATACTGCACTTCCTGTTACTGCTACAGGTCTAGCAGGAACTACAGGACTAGGTAGTGTAACTGCTATTGTTAATGTTAGTTTTGCTGTAACTGGGCTTGTAGGAACTTCAGCTATATCAAGTGTAACTGCAGGGGGTGGGGTAGACGTAACTACTACAGGATTATTTGCAACGGGTAGTATTGGTACTGTCCATGTTTGGTCTGATGTAGATACAAGCCAAACACGAAATTACGCAACTATAAGCACTTCTCAAACACCAAATTGGCAAGATGCTAGTGCATTTTAACATATACCCTGTTATATTATGGCAACAGTTATTGTAAGAGGTTAAATAGATGGCAACAACATTCACAACCCTACTTAAATTAGCTAAACCTACTCAGGGAGAGCTAGATGGATCTTGGGGTACTGTAGTAAACGATAATATAACCTCAATGATTGAGGAAGCCATCGCAGGGCGTAGTGTTATTAATACTTGGTCTACTAACTCCCACACACTCACAACAGCAAATGGTACTACAGCCGAGTCTAGAGCAGCGATGCTCAGTCTTACTGATACTAATGACCAGCTAGGTACTAATGCCGCTACTGTTGTATGCCCTGCGCTCTCTAAAGTTTACATCGTTAAGAACGCTGTAGGTCAAGCTGCTACTTTAAAAACTGCTTCTGGTACAGGCATTGCAATTCCTAACGGAAAAACAATGATTTTGTTCTGTGATGGTACAAACGTAGAAGAGGCTATTAACAACTTTACCGGAGCGCTTACAACCGCTGCGATAACTGCTTCAGGAGCTATCACTTCAACAGGCGACATTACCGCTGCAGGTACTCTTCTTGCCACAGGTGATACGTCTGCGGGTGATGATGCCGCAGTAGGTTACACCGCTGCAGAAGGACTTATTCTTACAGGTCAAGGTAGCACAAACGATGTTACTATTAAAAACGATGCAGATGCAGACGTTATTGAGATACCTACAGGCACAACGCAAGTAGATATGGCCGGCGATGTTACTGTTGGAGATGATCTAACTCTTAAATCTGATGCTTCTGTATTAGGGTTTGGTGTTGATACAGATACTACGCTCACTCACGTTGCTGATACAGGCGTCTTACTTAATAGTACTCGTAAGATTCAATTCAACGATGCTAGCCAGTTTATCCAAGGTTCTAGCGCTACTGTTCTTTCTCTCGGGGCTACTGATGAGATTGACCTTACAGCTACAGCTATTGATATTAACGGCACAGTAGATGTGTCTGGTAATAGTGTTTTAGCTTCTGTTGATGTAACTGGTATCGCTACAGCAGCAACCTTTGAGCCTGACGGAGACACAGCCGCTGGGGATAATGCCGCAATTGGGTATACCGCCGCTGAAGGACTTATACTTACGGGCCAAGGATCTACTAACGATGTAACAATTAAAAACGATGCTGACGCTGACGTTCTCGAAATCCCAACGGGAACCACTAATGTTACTGTAGCAGGTAACTTTACAGCTAGTGGAAACATTGCCACAAATGGCAGTCAATCGCAGTGGTCTAAAGGATCAGATGTCGCATCTAACTCAGCCTTGGCCGTGGGGACAGACGGCAACTACTTCGATGTCACAGGCACTACAACCATTACCAGTATCAACACTACTGGTGGAGCGGGTACAGTCATTAAACTTCACTTTGATGGTGCTTGCCAACTCACGCATAGTAGCACCAACCTCATTCTTGCTGGAGCGCAAAACTTTACAACAGAAGCTGGAGATGAGCTTGAGTTCGTGGAGTATGGAAGTGGCACATATAGACAAACAGGTTGGTGTTTAGCTGGGACCAAACCGGGTGGCGGCGGAGGCGGTGCTTTCTTGGGGGAGGGTGCATCAGGAGCTTCGGTTGGCAACAGCGGAGATATTATACGAGTAAATGAAAACACGCTTAACACTTCGCAGACGATGGTAGCTACCGACAATGGTAGTTGCACAGGTCCGTTTTCAATAGCTTCTGGGGTAACGCTTACACTCTCAGATGGCGCAACCTTTGTGGTGATATGACATGAGTACACTTAAAGTCGATACAATTAATGAAAAGTCAACTAATGGTAACATAGCGGTTATCCCAACAGGTTCTGGCAAGCTAGTTCTTGATGGTTTGACTTGGCCTCATGCAGACGGCAGTGCAGGCCAAATCATAAAAAGTAACGGATCGGCGGTGCTTTCTTTTATTGATGCTCCTTCCGCTGGGTTTACTCTTGGGACAGAACAATCCACAGGAAGTGGAACTAGTTTTACATTTGGAAGCATCCCAACAGGCACAACAATGATTGTAATAATGTTTGAGGGGGTGTCTATGAACTCCGCTAATAACATGGATATTACTATTGGCGACGCAGGTGGCTTGGAGACTTCTGGGTATCGATCAAACAGTATTAATATTGAAGCAGGCCAAAGCCAAAGTGCCACAAATGCTACTTCAGAGTTTATCGTGCGATCACATAACGCATCCATGGACACG